CCGCGCTGTTTATTCAGCACCCGAAAGGGTGGGGTAACAAGATCCAGGCCTCGGCCCGGAAAGCGAGAAATGCAGGTTCGGACTATCTCAACGTTCAATTTGGGTGGATGCCCTTAGTGAACGATGTGAGGAAGCTGGCTGGGGCACTTGCCCGAGCCACGGTGGCCCTTACAGGCCCCTCTGCTACCTCCTACCGAGAGCGGATGGAGAAGCCCATCGACACGACGTCGATGGCTAGCTTCACGTATCAGAGCGCGTGGGGTTTGGGCTTTGCCCTCCCACCAGGCTTTTCAGGAATGGGCTTGCCCGATCCTGTGCTTGGAAACACGTCTCTTGCTACGTATGACCTGAGCGTCGTCCAACGGTATGAAAGCCGTCAATGGATTGTCTCTCAGTTCGTGAGGCTACCACCCTCTGGATCTCTTGCGGGTAAGGCTGAGACGTATCTTTCTCGTTTCGACGAGCTGATGCGTTTTGACCTGACCCCCGCGGATCTATGGCAGCTTGCTCCATGGTCATGGTTGGTGGATTGGTTCGTCGACATCGGCGGGCTTATCTCAACGTGGCAGACTGCCACTACCAACAAGATACTCTCAACCTATGCGTACGCGATGCGCCACGAGGTTAGGACCACGTCCTTCTTCGTGACAAATCTACGTGCAGAGGCCACGGGATACACCTACTCAGGGCCAAAAGCCCTGTTTGGTCAATACGTGACGACGCGAAAGCGTCGGTTGAGAGCGAATCCTTTCGGATTCATCCCAAATCCTCAGTCGGCCCTGAACGGGGGTCAATTGGCGATTCTGGGTGCGCTCGGACTCACAAACGTCCGACCGCGAACCACCTGAAAACAACCACCCATTCAATTCCCAAAGGAGAACCAGCATGCTTGCTGATCCGACCTCGGTTACCGTTTCCGGTACCGCGATCTCACTTCCTCGCCTCGAGGTTCGTCCGAAGACTAACGTCTATGCGGATCGAGCCACTAACACCACCCTCTATGTGACACAAGATGTCAACAAGAAGGGGGATACTCGAGTCTCCGTCAGCCTCGTTCGTCTGGAACTTTACACCGATCCCCTTACGGGGATCAAGTCGATGGTTCCGACGTCCGTCAGCGTGTCCGCTACGATCCCCCTCGGGGGATCCACGGCAACTGCTGAAGCGCTGTTTGGTGGGCTCAACGCCTACCTTACTGCGTCTACTAACGCGATTCTCAAGCGCGTTCTGGCTGGAGAGAAGTGAGCGCCACTGAGGCGCTGCTTATCGTTGGAATCGGCTTTCTCATTTCGGTGAGTCTGGCCGCTTTCGCGATTGCAGCTATCAAGCGCTGATCACATGCTTTGCTGGCAGGATAGGCAACCTTCGAAAGGGGTACCTTGAAAAGCCTAGCAATTCTCCACCTGGCAGTCCTGCAGGACGCAGGACTACTCTGTGACGTCAATACCACTCGGGACGAAGCGACGCTTCGTCATAGAGTGGCCGATGAGGGCGAGAGTTTTCTGACGATTACTCTCCCCGCCTTTTCGAAAGCCCTCGAACGAGGGCTCAGCGATGGCGTTTGGCCTCAGCGCGAACTTACCGGATTCCGGCATGTTCGAGGGCTCCCCGCGTTTCTGCGAGGTTTCCTTCTGAGGATCTTCTCATCGGATGGTGTGTTGCTCGATGACCCAGACGCTAACTGCATCTGGGCAGTCCGCCAGGTATCCAACCTGGTGGGCAAAATGGACCGACCGACAACTCCCTCGCGGGAACGTCGGGCTCTCGATTCATTCATCGAAACGGACATCGAACTTGGTGGTCATTTCTCATCGGGCTTCCCCGGTGAGCTTTGGCGCCGCTTTGACAAAGCGGTTTTCCACCTGTTTGGGGATCTCTTCGACAAGCTCGAAGTGGCCGTCGCTAATTACGACCTGATCCCGAGGCACGGACCCGGTGCGGTAGCCGAGAGGCTGCTACACCCTGATCGCTGGAAGTTTGACTATTGGCCGGAGCGCCTAGAAGGAGTTTTCCCTCGATGGCGATATTCGGCCAACCTTCCTGCTTGGTCATCTGTTCCTCATGTTCCCATCGGTTCGGAGATACCCGTGAGGGTTATCACCGTCCCGAAAACGCAAGCGAAACCTCGTGTTATTGCGATCGAGCCGTCTACTGTGCAGTATGCGCAGCAAGGGCTCAAGAGGGAGATCTACGCACTTGTGGCGCAGTCTCCTCTTCGCGATATACTTGGCTTCTCGGACCAGACCAGGAACCAAAAACTGGCTCTGGAGGCCTCCATCACTGGAGATCTTGCTACGCTCGACTTGAGCGAAGCTTCCGATCGCGTCCACGTTTCCGTGGTCGAGCGGCTGCTGCAAAGCTGGCCGCACTTGCGCGACTTCGTTTTGTCAACGAGGTCGGTCGAGGCTGACGTCAACGGGCGAATCATACGCCTGGAGAAGTTTGCCTCGATGGGATCTGCCCTCACCTTCCCTCTGGAGGCGATCATCTTCACGACGATCGCCTA